TAGTCCACGTTCTTTTCCTGAACTTAATACTTCAACTTCAACAACTTCGACATCTTCTGGGTGTTGAAACTCAGCAATAATATCTTCTGCTAACCCTAATTCGTCATTAAGTTTTTCTGCTACTGTTTTCTTTGTCATAATATAATCTCATAATAATTAATCTAGTGGCCAATTGACCTCAGTCATAGTATCAACATCTGTTGCATCATCTGGATCGTCCGGATGACCAACTTCAACTTTAGTAGTCCATGGGTCGTCAAAATCTGCAGTTAATGGGTCAACTGTTTCTTTAACTTGCTCTACAATAGGCGAATTGGATAAATCAAAATCACCATCTGCCCCTGCGAATTTATAATTAGTAATAATTTGTTTAATAATCTTTCCATCTGTGACAGGTGGATACATCCAACCTTTCATAACAAATTCTAAAGACCAATTTACAATTCTATGTTCTCCAAATTCGCCTTCAAATTCATCTGTCATTGTAACACCACCAAGAACAATAGGAACATCACGTTCGATATTTAATACTGGTATTTCTTCAATAACGACATTAAAGTCTGGTTGAAAGTATGGTACAATCTGTTCAATAATCTGAAGACCATCATCCATATAATCTACATAAATATCTAATGTAAAATTAAAGTTATATGGAATAGGAGAATACATTTTAAAATTCTTTGAGTCGTCTGAATCATGCGCGAAAGTTAATTCATTCATTTGATTCATAGAACGTGTTGGGTCTATCTCCATACCGTTCATAATAAATCCCATTCTTGGAACTTGACGATTCTTTTTAGTGTCTTTTATTAACCTTGCTAGATATTTCTTTTGTGACTCATATGCAATAGGAACTTTGATGTCGGTAACAGTACCACTGCCACCTGGCTCCTTTCTTTGCACATGAATGTTATTAAATACTGAAGCAAAAGCAACAATAAGTTTACGTGTAGTTCCATGATAGAAAGTAGTACCAAACATAATATTATCCTATTGTTCCAAATGGGTTCATTTCTTCAAAATTAAGAATATCGTTATCTAAAACGTCCCAATCTGGTGTTCCTAATTCGCTATTTAATGCCGATTGAATATCTGTTTCTAACCCAGTAATTTCTGTATCAGTAACATCAATATCTTCGTGTCCGTATTCCCAAGGTTTGAGATTTAACTGCCAAGTGTGTTGCGGACCATCAGGTGTTGGGTAGAACGAAGAATCGTTTCCAACAAATGTTACTTCAAACAATGCCTCAAGGTCACCAAAGTATAATAAGTCACCAGCAATAGGAGTATCGTCAGTCGTATCGACTGTTTGTTCTGCAAATGATTTCTTAGTGAATGTGACTTTCATTTCATCAGTCACTTGTACACCAAATTTAGAATAGAAATCTCCAACATCTCCGTAGTCTTGATATTCATCCACAAGGACATTAAAAGTCCAAACGGTATCAAAATGCGACGTTGGGTCTTCGCCAAATATTGGGTCTAGATTTTTATATTTACGTGGAAGATATTTAGCAGTAAATCCTATGACTTCTACTATTTCCTCTACCATGTCCTTAATCATTGTTGATTTGGACATATTGTCAAACATACCCATTTTATTATCCTATTAAAAAGTTGGTTGGCAATTCGTATTCAAGTGAGAATTGCTCTTCAAGTCTCATAATTTCGTCGTTTGCTTCGTCCCATAATTGTTGACCATTGACAACAATACCACCTGGAAGTGGCATACCGTCAAATTGTTTCATATTAGAACCCCATTGCTTTTTAATCAATGCAGTTGTATATTTCTTCATCCACTCATCGTTATATACATCAAGTGCATATGAAGTACCCTCGTCTGGTTCTACAGCAACGAAAGCACGAACTATAATTTTACTTCCAAAATACCAATCTTCGCCTGCTGTCTCACAAATCGATTGAGTTGAATATGCAGTCCAAGTTGCCGGAGATACACATAAAGATTCTTCAGTAATAGATGCATCAGAACAGACACCTTTAACTAGACATGATGGTCCTAATATTGTTCCCGTATGTGAGTATAATCTATTGCTTGATTTGTTGAATGTAAAGGTTCTATCTGCGTTGAAGTAATCTGTGATTAAATCTAGATGTTGCATAGTCATTTCGAAATATTGTAGATTGACTCTTGTCATGTCAAACATTTCATCCATCATAATTCTATAACGAACGTCACCCATTGCCTCTGCAGAACTGGCACTAGGTTCGTAAATTCTAGTGACTGTAACAACACTGTCGTCTAAAGTTAGATACTGATTTGCTTCGTCTGTAGAGTCAAAGACTAGTGTAAGGTATTTTTCTTCTACACCATCATAATGACGTTCAACGAATAATTGAATAGCATCGTCAATACGGTCATATGCTTGAGTATCGTCCACTTGTATTTCTACCTTTGGATAACCCAATCTGCGGTAAGCATATTCTTTTAATTGTAATGCGGATTGTACTTTTGCCATAATCTTTCTCTTATATTAACTATTTAGTTCGTTCGTTTTTACTTGTTATATATATTTACGAATTTGTTATATTTATATAAATGAGAACTGCGAATGAATGAAAAGACTATTGTCGTCATAGGCGACGTAATGTTAGATGAATATTGGTACGGCACTAGCAATAGAATATCCCCCGAAGCACCTGTCCCCATAGTAGACGATATTTCCGTTTCTCACGTACTTGGAGGAGCAGCTAACGTTGCGGTCACGACAAGAGTATTTAATGCGAGAACGACAATATACGGGTGTGCAGGGTATGATAATGCCTCTATAATAATGACTAAGAAATTGACTGATAATAACGTCAAATTTCACTTTAGTTATTCTTACGAAAATAAGACTATTTCTAAAATAAGAATTATGTCAGGCAGACATCAATTAGTTCGTGTGGACCACGGAAATATAACATATCCTCAAAATACAGTAATAAAAGAAACCCCTGATATTATTATTGTTTCTGACTATAATAAAGGAACACTTTGTAAAGAGTATCTTGACTATATTATGGACTTTTCGTGTCCTGTAATCGTCGACCCTAAAGGAACAGACTGGGAAAAGTATAGTGGTGCTTATTGTTTGACTCCTAATAAAAAAGAGTTTGAAGAAGCATATGGGGAATTTACTGTTTCAACCGCAAGAAATATTATCAATGATTTAGATTTAAACGGTTTATTGGTTACACTAGGCGCAGATGGAATGATGTGGATTGATAAAGAAGAAACCATTACATTAGAATCAGAAGCAAAAGAAGTGTTTGATGTGACTGGTGCTGGTGATACTGTAATAGCAACATTTGCCTCATTTCTTCACGAAGGAATTGAAGAAGCAATGCGAAAGGCAAATAGAGCCGCAGGAATAGTGGTAGGCAAAGTCGGCACTTCTGTTCCTGAGTATGAAGATGTTATTGAAAAAGTAGTATTTACTAATGGTTGTTTTGATATTATTCATAGTGGGCATATTGCTTTACTTAAAGCATCTGCTAAATTAGGAGATAGACTGATAGTTGGTATGAACAGCGATGATTCAATTATGAGAATTAAACGAAGACCCATTAATAATATGTATGATAGAAAGGCAATTTTAGAAGCAATCGACGGTGTAGATGAAGTTGTTATATTTGACGAAGATACCCCACTAGAAATAATTAAAAAATTAAAACCAGACGTGATAGTGAAAGGTGGTGACTACACAGTTGATACTGTTGTTGGTTCCGATATAGTTAATGAAGTTGTTATATTTCCTACGATAGAAGGAAAGAGTACAACAAATATAATTAAGAGGATTAAAGATAATGAGTGAAATTATTAAAAAAGGCTGGGGGCATGAATTAATAATGGAGTCTAACGAGATGTATTGTTTTAAAGAACTACACTTTTATAAAAAAGGACACAAGTCGTCAATGCATTTTCATAAAGAAAAAGATGAAACGTGGTGTATAAAACAAGGTGCGGTTAAGATTGAACTTATGGATATGCACGATTCAACAACTAGCGTAGTTATTGTAAATGAAGGAGGAGTTATTAGAATAAAACCAATGACTCCTCATCAAGTAACATGTTTAGAAGATGACACAATAGTTACAGAAGTGTCCACTCACGATCTAGACGATGATAATTACCGTATTCGTCCAGGAGATAGTCAGACTATTTGATTGAATTATACTTAGACATATCTGCCTCTGTGAATGCCTGATAACCTTTTTTAATATTATCAGGCATTTTTACGTATTCAATCTTAGTTGTAATACCTTCGGCAAGTTCTACAAACGACCTCGCTTTACCAGTACCAACGTTGTAAGTTCCACTAACACCTTTATTCATTAAGTTTAAAGTTATATCAACAACTTCGTCTATATGAATGAAATCTCTTTTGAATTCGTCAGAACCCTCGAATAATTCAATTTGACCATATTTGTCGTATTGTTCGTTCATCCAAGCAGTTGGAGACTTCATCCCGTCTTTGTGCGTTTCGAACTCGCCGTCCGAATAAACGTTAAAGTATCTACACCCTATGATTTTAGAATTTTCCATCAATTTCCTTGCATACTTATCTGCTAGTAATTTGGAATATCCGTACATATTATTAGGCATGTAATCATCAGATTTATCATCAAATTCTGTACTATCCCCATACACAGAAGCAGAAGAAGCATAAACTAAAGGTATATCGTTACTAGAACATATGTTCATAATATTACAAGTAAATTGATAATTATTACTCATAAGGTATTTACCATCAGGACACGTGGTAGCACTTTCTGCGCCCATGTGATAGATTTCTTTAACCATCTTATTTTCCGCAAGTAATGCCAAAATCTCTATAAAATTATCTTTATCGATATAGTCTTCTATATCCAAATCTCTGATATTATTTATCTTAGTTGCGTCTGTTAGATCGTCTACTATGATTATATCTTTATGCCCTTTATTATTTAATTCCCTAACTAGTCTACTTCCAATAAAACCAGCACCGCCTGTTACAATTATCATATTATGTCCTTTTTATAAAAAAATTACTTGCCATTATTACCCTCTTTTCTTTCGTTTGATTATACATAACATAATGTTCTAACGTTGAAGGAAACACTATGAAAACTCCATCTTTCATTATAGGAGTATCTATATTCGGAAAATCGTCATATGGGTCTAAATCTAAAGACTTGAGGTGGTTAGATAAGTTCGGATTCCTCATCGCTAACTGCCCAGACTTATCGTTGGGTTGTTTTAATATCAACACACTAGAAAACGCAGGGTTGCCGTGTGTGATATGATTATGTAGTGGTTGATGATCGTGCTCTTCGTGAACATTATACCAACTCTTAATCGTAGTTCTGTATGAAAAATTGAAATTAAACCAAGATAAGTATTCCGTAAAGTATTTCTGAGTCTTTAAGTGTAATTTATCGAAAAAATCATCAGACATTTCGTCTGAATTTCTATTACACGAGATGGAAGCTTCTGGACTTATTATGTTATCACTTTCTGTATAATCTAAAATGTCGTCTAGATAATGTTCTTGTAGTGATTTGATGTCACATTGGTCTAATGAAAAATACCCAACTGGGTATCCGTCTATCTGTTTAATCATTC